CAAAGGTGAATCGAGTGGTGGGAGTGGTGGAAGTGCTGGAGTACCTGGTGAACTTTCATCATTCAGTCCAGCACTTTGGTGGAGAATGGGAGATAAAAATGGCTCATCCGGAACAACTATCACTGACCAAGGTAGTGCTGGAAATAACGGCACACTAACTAATGGGCCAACCTATTCAACTTCAGTCCCAAGCTAATAAAATTATGAGCAGAAAATATGTAATAATAAATTCGGACGAAGTTAGTTCCGTTGATTTTAGCCAAGTAGATGAGACAAGTGCAGATACAATTAGATACTCACTCGATGGTTCTTTGACTTTTGTTAAGTTCGACTCCGACACAACACCCTCATTCTTAGATGGCAAAACACAATACACCCATTCTGAAATACTAGCAATTCTAGCAACAGACGAGTGGACACCTAACGGGCCTGAATGATATACACCGCCATAATAGTATTAGCCTTATGCCTGACCGGATGCTCCCTTCGCTCCACCTACCCAACACTTGGCGGAGTGATTGGCGGATCGGCCGGAACGCTTGCGGGCGGTCCATTGGTCGGCGGACTTTCTGCCGGTGCGGGTGTCCTTGCGGGCGAAGCCTTAAAAAACAAAGACGCTTTAATCGAGGCCGAAGAAACTATCGAGGCATTAAGTCACGGAGATGTATCTGCTATTGTTGCGAACGGGTTGGCCGAGCATAAGACAGGCTTTGAAAGTTTCACATCGTACATAAAGAAAATCCTAATTGGGGCGGCAATCGTTCTAGCTGGATACCTCGCCATTCCTATTTTTGTGGCGAAGAGATGTGCAAAATCTGAAGTCACAAAATCAACAACCCGCGCACCCTTTCCCGTCAAACCACCGCCTCGTGAAAAATCTTAAATTACTCGCAGATCAATTCTCAACCCTTTCGACAAAAGCAAAGATGTTTACTGTTTTAGCTGGCCTAATTATTGGCATCATAATCCTCGATTGGCTTTTCTAATGGATAGGACCGCACTAGCTGGATTCGGTGGATCGCTGGCAAGCATAAGCGGATCTTTCCATGAAATCATTGGTATAATTGCCGGTGGGATGACGATTATTTACATGGCGGTAAAAATTTACCAGGAGGTAAAAAAGAAGTGAGTCGATATCGGTCATATGGCAAACTAGACGATCCATTCACTTCGGAAGGGGATACTTTCTTTCTGCGGATGAATGCCCGTTTACGGCCTAACCAGCTAAAGCCTGGTGAAGTTGCTTTGTCGAAAAATGGCCGAATGAATAAAGATGGAACTTGGCAAACTCGAAAGGGATTATCGACTCTGTTCGGTTCAATCACTTCGGGAGTAAATGCGATCCGACTGCCTTATATTATTTTGTCGGCTCAGAGGCAGAGCAATGTGGTAACCTTAATTCTAAGCACTACTCCTTCGCTTTCTTTCATACCTGGAGAAGATTTTCATATTGATGACCTCGATGCATCGGTCGATGGAACTCGCACTTTAGCCTCTGTCAATTTTACGACTAAGACTCTTACCTTCGCCAACAGCGGGGCGGATACCACTTTTACCATTAAAGGTGAGAATGTCGGTAATACTTCAGTCGTATCGACTGGCACATCCATCGGTACAACTTTAAATTTTACTCTCAACGACAACGGAGTAAACGAAGTATTCGGATCGGCAGTTTTCTCAGATGCCACATCGAATAATGATGACTATATTTTTACGGCAACAGATACGACCTGTATCATTCTGCGTCTGAAAGACTCGGCACTTTTCAAGTGTCGGTATGAGGCGGGCGGAGAGTCAGTCGATGGACCGGTTCAAATGACTCAGGGACTCGGGAAGATGTATATCTTTCGCACTCGGCAAACAACCCTTGAGGCCAGTCCCGAGGTTCAGCGAGTGGATATCACATCGGCTTCCCAAAGCGGACAGACGATAACAGTAAACGCCACGGCACATGGCCGAGTGGCTAATGATTATGTTACTTTGACCGGTCTAGGAAATTGGACCAATAATCCGAATGACTGTTACCAGATTGAGACTGCATCGACAAATCAGTTCACCGTCAAAATGGCAACGAGCCAAAATACAACATTTAATGTTTCCGGTGCACAGGTGGAATTTTTCTCGGACTTTACGAAGGTGGCCAATGGAACTTATACCGCACCGGTTTATCTTACCGACACTACCGCAGTGGCACAGGATGGGGTGGTAACGATGGATATCACTTCTCACGGCCTGTCCGCTGGGGATGACTTAACCATTCAGTCGGGGACCAGTCCATTCGACCTTTTCGCCGATCAAAAAGTCAGAGTCACGGGAGCGCCCACAGCCAATCAATTTCAGTTTAATTTAGAAGTTGCAAATGTATCAATCGGGCAAGCAAAAACTCTAACAGTCAATAAGCCACTAGCAGTAGGCAAAGGCTATATTCATCAGCCCGCCGCACCTTGGGGTATCGTCCACGAACGAAGACTGTGGATGCCTTATTGGTATACCTCGGAAACTAATCCAACGGACCGAGGAATTAGGGATGAAATCGTAGCCTCTGATATAATGGATTTCGATACTGTGGATGTAATTGGCAACCAGTTTAGACCATCCGCCGGGCAAAGCGATTACCTCGTTCAACTCACTCCTTTCACGAAAGATTCTCTTGTAGTATTTAATCGTAAATCGATCCATCTGATGACAGGGATAAGCGGATCTCTAGCCGATGTTTCGACTAATGTGGTAACTACTGAAATAGGATGTTCGGCAAGGAAGTCTGTTGTCCAGGTAGCCAACCAAATAATGTTTCTATCCGACCAAGGCATTTACAGTGTAGAATTTCTTGACGAGTATAATTTGCGTGGAACCGGTACACCAATTTCCGAAACCATTCAGCCATTTATCGACCGAATAAACCAGGACTATGTTCATCTGTCTTGCGGAGTCTACTTCGACAACCGTTACTGGCTCGCCTTACCATTAGACATTGTCCCTGGGAGTGGAGATGCGACTAAACTTAACACTATAATTGTCTACTCGATGATTAATGGAGGCTTTGAAAGTATCGACACTGTCAACTCGACCGAGTTTGCAATTCGTGAATTAATAGTCGGGAAGGAAGGTTCGCAGAATGCACTTTACCTGACAACCGAAGAGGGTGGAATCCATAAGGTCGATGGAGCAGATGGCGGGGATGTGGTAAGCATGACTGCCGGTCAGGCGGTCCCCGAAACAATTGCAGTCATATCTCAATGCACAACCCGACAATATGATGCGGATACTGCCGACAGGAAAATGTTCGCCCGCTCCGAGCTTCATATTAAAAGCTCAGACGAAGGGCTTTCGGATGGCGATATCAGTTTTATAACGGAAGATCCTGACACCACAACCTCGGCCACATCGATATCCAGCCTAATAGGTTCGACATTACCAGCAAGCGAAGATTCCTCAATCCGACTCGGAGTAAGAAAAAGGGGATTCGGGATACAAACAGACTTTAAGCCCACAGCGGGCAGACCATTTTTAAGGGCAGTTAAGATCGATGCCCGAGTAACAGACAGGAGCACGACATCCATTTCATAGGAGAAACATTATGGCAGTATTAAGCACAGGACAGAGTTTTAGCAGTGGTGACCAGGTAACCGCTCAGAAATTAAACGACATAATCGGCCAAGCGACTTTCACCTCAGCGGCAGATACGACTGATAATTCGACCCTTACTTTAGGATCGAGTAAATTGAAAGTTAAGGATGCCGGAATCACATCGACTCAGCTTGCCACGGATTCGGTTATAACTGCAAAAATTCAGGATGGAGCAGTAACCTCGGCAAAACTCGATGCGGGTGCAGTTAGTGTCCTTATGCCAACAGGCTCGATCATCTCTTTTGCCGGTTCATCTGCACCGACTGGTTACCTCCTCTGTGATGGGGCGGCAATAAACCGCCAAGCGAACGGATCGGACACCCCTCTATTTACTCTTTTAGGCATAACCTATGGAGCTGGCGATGGTTCATCGACTTATAATATCCCCGACCTTCGAGGTCGAGTTATTGCGGGTCAGGATGATATGGGCGGAGCTTCTGCCAATCGATTGACGGGTTTAACTGGAGGAGTCGATGGAGATGTTTTAGGCGGTTCCGGTGGTGCTGAAACTCATACTTTAACAATCGCACAAATGCCGGCCCATACCCACGATTCAGGACTTGGTGAAACCAACGACTCAACATCGGGAGGAGATCCAATTTATAGGCCCGGAGATACCCCTATTGTGACAACAGGCTCAACCGGTGGAGGGACTGCGCACAACAATGTTCAGCCGACCATCATTTTAAATTACATAATAAAGACTTAATATGGACTTCATAAAAAAATTAATCGGCCCATCGGAGGATGAACTTAGGGAAGAAGCGGAAAAAAGACT